ATCACCAATGATGAGGGATTTATCAAGGTTGAGTCTATTGGTACAGGCTTCTTCTATATGTCTAAGGATGCAATCAAGCATCTATGGGACAACTCAGAAGCCTATGTTCACAATGGCGCAGATCGCAGATGGGCATTTGAAGTCAAGATTCAAGATGGAGATATTATCTCCGAAGATGTACTGCTATGCCAGAAGTTACGAGATGGTGGATACGAAGTATTCATTGACCCAAGTAAGACCTGCAACCATATTGGCACATTAAAGTTTAGTGGCAACTTTGCAGAGTTTATAAATAAAATTAAAAACAACTAAGGAGCACAATGGCAACGCCAGATATTACGGAAAATATCCCCTTAAACATTGGTAACCCTGGAACCTCTGGCTTCTGGACCAACAATGCTGAGGATTATGACGTTGCTATTGGTGGAGAACCTTTCTTCCTTGCACCTACAGATCAGACTCCTTACCAGCGTGAGACTGCTCCTTATCGTAAAGACCAGTTTGATAACGGTAAAGAGCCAGGTGAGCAATCACTTACTGGCTGGTGGATTCGTTCACAGTCATCTTTCCACGTAGGCAGTGGCATTAAGTTCTATGACCCATCTACAGGTGAGACCAGCCCATACCGTTTTGCTGACTCACAAGGTGTTAATGTTTGGACTAAAGGGGAGGTAACTCTTCTTAAAGATATGGATAACAACCACGAGACTCTAGCAGGGGTTACTGGAACTGATCATCAACATGCAAATCAGCATGTACGTCCTATTCAATATAATGGAACTAATGCCGTGTTACTTCATGACGGATATGACGTAGATAAAATTGTTCCAGGAGCATCTCCTGTTCACTTTATTGATTATAACGCAGGCAGTGCCGAGCCAGTCTATGCCATCTGTGATGATGGCGTGTACGCCTATTGGGTAACAAATGCTGTGGCTGGTGGAGCCAATAAAATCCATATGTACAAGAAGTTGTTAACTGATAATACAACAACTATCCCATCACCTATGTTTACTGCAACTGGTGTTGTTATTGTGTATGCAGCCATGGAGTTTGTAAAAGACCGTATTGTGCTATGTGTTAATAACGCAGTATATGAGATTTCGCCTAACGCTAGCGCATTACCTACTGCAGTATATACAAACCCTAACGTTAATTATCATTACACATCTGTTGCTGCATCTGGCCCTGCTATCTACACAGCGGGTCACTCAGGTATCTACTCAACTATTCAAAAGTATACACTTAACACTACTGGAAATATGCCTACACTTTCTCAGGCTTCTGTTGCTGCAGAATTACCTTCTGGTGAAATTGTTGAGAAGTTGTACTACTACCTAGGATATATGCTTATTGGCACATCTAAGGGTGTACGAGTCTCTACCATTAATGACCAAGATGGCTCACTTGCCTATGGTCCACTTATTTTTGAATCAAGCCAACCAGTCTATGACTTTGCTTGCCGTGATCGTTTTGCATGGTGTGCATCTGGTATTGGCTCTGTAGATGCTGGTCTTATTCGCATCGATCTAGGTCAGACTATCCTTGATGAGCCTCTACGCTTTGCTTATGCCAATGATCTACAGGTAGCCCAGACTACAACTCATTTTACTACAGGTGTTTCTTTTATTGGCACTACTAATCGTCTTGCTTTCTGTACAGAATTTGAAGTAACTAATGGTGCCATCTACACAGAGTCAGCCACAGTGCTGCGCCAGAGTGGCTACCTAACTACAGGTGCTATCCGCTATGGAACCCTTGAGCCTAAGAACTATAAACTTATTCGTGGTCGTGGTGAGTTCACCAATGGTGCTCTGGACATCCAGATCATTGATGACGCCAACACCACATTCAATGTCATAACATACAACAGTAGCGTAGGTTCTCCAGAAGCAGCCACTACTAATCCAGAGGTACCTCAAGAGTACGTCTCATACAAGTTTACGCTCTCACGCAGCGCAAGCAATACCAGTCTAGGCCCTGTCTTTAAGGGTTATCAAGCAAAGGCTCTACCTGCCACCAAGAGACAGAGATTGATTCAATTTCCTGTCTGGTGCTTTGACGTAGAAACTGACCGTTACGGTGTACAAACTGGATATGAGAATCGTGCGTGGGAGCGTATTCAAGTAATTGAAGAGATTGAAGCACAGGGTGACATCATTAACGTCCAAGACTTCACTACTGGCGAACGTGTCCAAGCAATTATTGAAAGAGTAAACTTCACACGTAAGACTCCCCCATCAGGTAAGTTTGATGGATTCGGTGGTCTTCTTTCTATCACAGTCAGGACTGTCTTATAATGACCGCTGCAAATTGGGCTGGCTTAATCGTATCTATCATTGCAGTTATATCAGCATTTGCTGGCTCAGTAAGATGGCTAGTTAAACATTATCTTTACGAACTTAGACCTAATGGAGGTGGCAGTGTTAAAGATCAAGTCAATCGCTTGGAAAATCGGATTGATGATATCTATCGCATTCTCTGCGAGCGCGCTGAGTAGTTGCGGGTATCAAGGCTGGGTCCGCTATCCCTGCCAAGAGTATGAAAACTGGAGTAAGCCAGAGTGCAACCCACCTCAATGTATCCCCACTGGTACCTGTACCAAAGACATTCTGCCTGGAGTATTAGATGAGCCAAAGAAATAAATTTTCACCTGAAGATCTACACGCGAGACTTATTGTAACTATTGGAATCATACTAGCCATTGTGTTTGCTGGTTCCGTTTTTGGATTACTGTACGCGCTACTATTTATCACACAGCCATTAGGAGAACAGGCACCCAACGATGCTGCATTTATTGACCTTGTTAGTACCCTTTGCGTGTTTCTTACTGGTTCTCTTGCTGGCGTACTTGCAGGAAACGGATTAAAGTCAAAACCAAAGGAAAAGAAAGATGGAGAATAATGAAGAAAGTTGTCAAGAAAGCCACTCCTGCCGCTATTGCTGTACTTCGGCAGGCCACAGCACTGGCACCATCTCGTATGAAAGCCAGCGATGGACTCCTGCCTTCCCAAGCGCATATCAAACAGAGTCCCAACTCTGATCACAATACAGGGCTAGCCGTTGATTTAACTCACGACCCTAAAAAAGGTATTGACTGCGCTGAGATATTCGAGAAGATCAAGGAAGATGCTCGTGTTGAGTACCTAATCTTCAAGGGTCGTATCTGGTCAAAGGCTCGTGCTAAAGAGGGCAACCGTAAGTACACAGGTTCTAACCCTCACAACAAGCACCTTCATATTTCTATCAAGCCAGAACTATCCAAGGACACTAGCCCATGGTTCTGGTGGCTCAATCAGCCTGGCATCCTAGCCCAAGTTACTGCTAAGGTAGTACCTGTGCCCGCTAAGAAGGCATACAAGACAGAAGTTTGCACCTGCTGTAAATTACACGGTGTAAAGTAATCCTAGGAGGATACAATGGAACAATTTAAGCAAGTAGCATCCACATGGTTCCGCGCTGCTGCAGCATCTGCAGTGGCTCTTTACCTTGCTGGCGAGACAGACCTAAAGACTATTGGCTATGCAGCCCTTGCAGGTGCTGCTGGACCTATCCTTAAGTGGCTAGACCCATCTGCCACAGAGTTTGGTCGAGGCTCTAAGTAGGCTTTATAAGCCTCTAGAAGCCCCGTAGAGACGAGATTACCCCTCTCCTTAGTAGAAATACTAGGGACGAGGGGTTTTTTCTCGTTTTATCCGCCTGTTGAGTAGAATCCTGAGCCGTTAAACTTGACTGGCACGGCTGTGTAGACACGCTTCATAGGACCACCACAAGGGCAATTCCAAGCATCATCTCTATCTTCTACATCGACCTGTCTGTCAATGAAAGTATCGCAGGTCTGGCACTTGTATTCGTATGTAGGCATTTTGTCTCCTGGGTAGTGGGCCTTAGTTATGAATTCTTTCATTAGTACTCGAAACCTATGTACCAGAACCCAAGGTCTAGGTTGGCATAAAATCTACTTATAGTAAAACCAAAACCAAAGCCACCCAATCGACCATAGGTTAGCCACTTTCCTACCCCTATTTGCTTTACTGCCATTTCAACCTCCATAGTTAGTGGGAATACTGTAGCATAGTAGGGCGGGAAACCGTGGGGCGGAAACTTCAAATGACGGCGACGACATATGTCTGATTCCAACTCCCTGAACCACCATTAATTTCTATGGGGGGTAGGGGGGCGTTTCTTAAAATCTGGTTCAGACAGCATTTAAGAAACCCGTATGGTACCGTATCGGTATGACAAAATTTATAGATGAAACCGAGAACTACTTCATCATGGATGTAACCCATCTATGTTGTGACGAAATACAGTTTAAGTATGTTTGCCGTGTATGCCAAGAAACCATGGATTGTTACTACTGTGGATTCGACGCGTATGGTCCTCATGGCTGTGATACAGTATGATCATGAACGAATTACCTCAGCATATTTCCTATTCCAGTTTGACCACTTGGCAAGAGTGTGGCTGGAAATACTATTTACAAAAAGTCGAAGGTGTCCAAGAGGGTCACGCAGTGTGGTTTACTGGCGGGTCTGCAGTACACAGGGCTACCGAAGACTATGACAACGCAGGTGAGTTATCACTTGACTCTGCATACCTTGATACCGTCTGGAACAATGCTTGGTTCAACCAAGTAAAGGAAGACGAAGAGATCAACGGTGACATGAATACTTGGAAGTTTGCCAAGAAAGAAGACATGTCATGGTGGTACGGCGAAGGTCGCTGGATGCTAGAGAACTGGGCTAAGTTCCGCAACAATGGCTGGAACATTTATGAAGACTTCGTTGAGAAGGCGTATGACATTCCGATTGATGACTCATCTGTAAAGATGGCCATTGACCGCGTTATGGTAGATTTCGAGGGGAATCGGGTGCTCCTCGACATCAAGACTGGTGCGTCATCCCAGAGGCATCCCTTGCAACTCGCAGTCTATGCGTGGGCGCTAGGGAAGCAGGGGATTTCTGTCGATAAGGCAGGCTTCTGGGATGCACGTACTGGTTACGTTTCGTTATGGAACCTAGCCAATTTGCACGCAGAGCGTGTAGAAGATATCCTTAACACCTTTGACAAAGCACGCAAGGAAACAATCTTTTTACCTAACATGTCTAACTGTGGTCGATGTGGTATAACATCCTCCTGCAAGTATGTTAATGGACACGTTAGTTAGTGATATAGTCCCACTCATCAGATCAATTGATGATGCAGTAGATGCATGGGACGCTATAGGGTTCAAACTCGAACACGAATGAGGGGATAAACAAATGACTGGTAATTTCCAAGTCAGTAGCAAACTCTACGACGGACGTATATTCGTTGTAGCGTCAGAGACCTATACAGGATTCTGTGAGGCTCTAGAACAAGCCGTAGGCATGGAGGAGTCGCAAGATGTCCTTAAGCAGATGGCTCAGTCGCTAGTAGGTGCACCACAGAATGCATCTCAGGCAGTCGAAAATGTACGTACTTCATATCCAAACGCACAAGTCGACCATACAGCCCATCCAACACAAACTGCTGGCAATACGCTAGGACCTGAGGGTAAGCGTTGTAGCCACGGTATTATGACGAAGCGCCAAGGCGCAGGTGCTAAGGGACCTTGGAAGGGCTATATGTGCCCATCTCCAAAGGGTACTCCAGATCAGTGCCAGCCAGTATTTATTCGTCGTAACGATGCAGAATGGGAAACTTTCTAAGAGATGAGAACACTTGCCCGCGCCGTAGGTAGTAAGGACATAGGTGGCGAACCGCTACCAACTGTCTTTCGTACCTTTGAACTAAATAAAGTCGTGTTTCGCCGTGCCGAAATATCGATGATTGCTGGTACACCTGGTGCTGGTAAGTCTTCTGTCGCATTAGCCATAGCGTTACGAGCAAAGGTGCCAACACTTTATGTCAGTGCTGATACCAATGCACACACTATGGCTATGCGACTACTCTCTATGATTACTGGCAAGCCTCAGTCTGATGTAGAAGTCTTACTAGACACTGAGGTTGCTACTTCTCGTAAAGTTATTAACGATCATGCTCAGCACATCTTTTGGTCTTTTGATTCTAGTCCTACGCTAGATGACCTAGACCAAGAGGTTGCTGCGTTTGAAGAACTATGGGGATGTTCACCTACTCTTATCGTTATTGATAACCTTATGGATATCTCTAACGATGGCGGAGAAGAGTTTGCAAATATGCGCTCTACTCTGAAAGAACTCAAGTACCTCGCAAGAGATACTAACGCTGCTGTTGTAGTACTTCATCACACGAAGGAGTCCTACACAGGTACACCGTGCCAACCTCGCTCTGCTTTGCAGGGTATGGTTGCACAGTTACCTGCCCTTATCTGTACAGTTGGCTCTGATGCTCCTGGTTTTATCGCCGTAGCACCAGTGAAGAACCGTTATGGTAAGGCAGACCCATCGGGCAACACTGCTCTATGGTTGAACTTTAACCCTGAATACATGGATGTTTCTGACATCGCTGAGAGGTTAAAATGAGTTTCATCGATCCAATTGTACCTGCTCCTGATTGGGGCAATCCGTTTCCTAACGTAGAACCCGATGAGTGGGAAGATGACGATGACTAAAGATATAAACGAACTAAAGCCAGATTACACAAGGGCGATGGACATACGTGGTGAGCCAACCACTGTATGTATCTGTGGGTGTTACATTTGGAATCTCAAGGTATCCTTCGAAGTTGATGGTACCATTGGGATGTATTTCAGAGATATGGAGTGTGCTGACTGTGGAACACAGGCAACCGCGCCAATTGAGGAGTAAGAATGAAACTAACAACATACGCTTGGATTATGACTGCTGTAGTCTTTGTGGGAACCTTGCCTCACACTGTGGGTGCGATGTTTTTGGAAAGACAAGTAGTAGTCAAAGAGAACTGCACTAAAGCAATCTTTGGTGTGCTCTCAATATCCGAGATGAAGAAAATGGCAAAATGGGTTGCAAAGGGCAAAGTCCTAGAGCAATACAAAAGCAATCATGAGTGGAACGCGTTATTCACATTGTGGAACCGAGAGTCCCGATGGGATTACACCGCGAACAATCCTAACTCTACTGCCTACGGAATACCTCAGATGCTGAAAATGCCTGAGAATACTCCGATGGTAAAACAGATTGACTTAGGCCTCAAATATATAAAGCATCGCTATGGCAGTCCATCACGCGCCTTAGCCTTTCATAATCAGAACGGCTGGTACTAAATGAGTGGTCGCGCCTCCAAGGCTAAAGGTGCAGGGGCAGAGCGAGATGTAGTAAAATACCTCAAGCAATGGTTTCCCTATGTAGACAGACGTCTTGCAGGTGCGACCCTCGATAAAGGTGACATCTCAGGTATTCCTGGTGTTACTATAGAGATAAAGAACCACGCTAAGATGGACTTGGCTGGTTGGACAGAAGAGTTAATAGTCGAAATGGCTAATGACAAGGCTTGGACAGGTGTGGTTGTGCACAAGAGGAAGGGCAAGGGGAATCCTGGAGACTGGTACGCAACCATGCCTGTACAAGTGTGGGTCGATCTTCTTAGGAAGGTATTAGACAAGTGAACAATGATAAGCCGAGTATTGCAGCAATATTGGAGCACTATGGTGCTACAGTACCTACCCGACGTGGATGGTTCTCAATGAAGTGTCCATTCCACAGTGATAGTCACGCATCCGCATCCGCTACCACTGACGACAATGCATTTTGTTGCTTTGCTTGTCAGATGAAGGGTGATGGATATTCTATCATTATGAAGAAAGAAGGAGTTGAATTTCGTGAAGCAATCACTATCGCAGAAGGAATCCTTAACGCGCGCGGCGAAGTACTACCACAGCGCTCTGCACGAGGCGGAGGACTATCTCGCAGAACGCGGAATAACAATGGAGGCAGCAGTTCGCGCGCGCTTGGGCGTCGTGCTAGAACCGCTGACGGGGCATGAGACCTATATCAATCGGCTCTCGATTCCGTATATTACGCGTTCAGGGGTGGTGGACATTAGATTCCGTTCAATGGACTTATCAGAGCCGAAATACATGGGAATGGCTGGTGCGACAACGCATCTCTACAATGTGGGTTCGTTCTTTAGAGCGACCACATCTATTTGTATCTGTGAAGGTGAGATTGATACGATCACACTCGATTCTGTATGTGGTATACCTGCGGTGGGGGTCCCAGGAGTCAATAACTGGAAGAAGCACTACACCAGATTGCTACAAGACTTTGAGCAAGTATTCCTATTTGCTGACGGCGATAACGCTGGCACTGATTTTGGTAAGTCTCTTTCTCGTGAACTGGGCAATCTTGTGGTAGTCCAGATGCCAGAAGGTGAAGATGTAAACAGCATGTATCGTAAGAATGGTGTAGACTACTTCCAACAAAAGATTGCGAGCATACAAGATGTTATGGCCTAATGATAAAGGTTTCTTTAGATGTGAGAATGAAGGCTGTGGCTTTGATAGTAATGATATCTTTGACTTTCTAGACCACTCAGGCGTTGAGTTTACTTGGGGTGTCAAAATTACTCCTAAGTATTCCTTTGACCTGTTTGAGTTCCTGCAGTACCTATCTGACACAGTGAACCATGGTGACATTGAGGACGCATACCTGTTGATTCAGGAGACAGCATTGGCATTTGTGAATGCCTCAAGTAATGAATTAGAAAAGCACATTGAAGAATCAATAGTTGCAGATGAAGCCAGTGCAGGAATTAAACATATAGAAAGGTTACTACGTGACAATCAGCAGGGATGAACTAAAAGAACTGGTATGGAAAGAACAAGCAGTAGATCAATTTGACTTAGATGTCTATGAAATTGTTGATGAACTGTATATGTTACTGCTGAGTAAGCATAACGATTATGGTCCACTCAACATCGCTCAATCTCCTGGTGGTCCTCTCAATGGACTGCGTGTCCGTATGTGGGACAAGATTGCACGCATCAATCACTTGATTGACAATGGTGGAGATGCACAGCATGAACCACTAGAGGATTCCTACAAAGACCTAGCAAACTATGCTATCATTGCACTAATGGTACTCAGAGAGAAATGGCCACAAGAATGAAGAAAATCTTCGGACCTTATAAGGGCTCAAAGCAAAACGGTGGACGTCCTATCTACGTCTTTAAGAGAAAGAAGAAGAATGGTGAAGTGGTTACAACTTCTAGCAATAAGGCTAGAGTTGATTACGAAGAAGCCACAGGAAAAACCTTACCAAGAGAAACAGAAGTCGACCACAAAAACAACAAAGGTCGAGCAGGAGATGACAGAATATCAAATCTCCGAACCATTTCCAAAAGTAAGAATGTGGGATTAGAAAATAAGCGTCGTGCTGTGAAGAAAACCGCCAAGAAGACCGCGAAGAAAGCAGCCAAAAAGAAATGAAAAATATAGTTTGCATCTCCGACTTGCAGGTACCGTACCACGATGTAGAAGCCACTCAAGCAGTTGCTAAGTTTATCCAATGGTATCAACCTGAGACAGTCGTCTCTTGTGGAGACGAAATGGATATGCAGACAATCAGTAAGTGGTCAAAGGGTACTGAACTAGAGTATGAACGCTCTATTGGTCGTGACCGTGACTTAACTCGTAAGGTCTTGTATGACTTAACTGTTGAGCACATGGTACGCAGTAACCATACTGATCGCTTGTTTAACACAGTTGCTATGCGTGCACCAGGATTACTTGGTCTACCTGAATTGCAACTAGAGAAGTTTCTTGGTCTTGATGAACTAGAGATTAAGTATCACGCAGACCCTTATGAATTAGCACCTGGATGGCTTTTGATGCATGGCGATGAAGGAAACGTACAACCGACTGCTGGAGCCACTGCTCTCGGCTTAGCAAAGCGTTCTGGCATGTCGGTTGTATGTGGTCACACACATCGCATGGGTCTAACACATCAGACTCAAACATATCGTGGTGGTAAGCCTAAGACAGTATGGGGCATGGAACTTGGTAACCTAATGGATTATCGTAATGCTAAGTACATCAAGGCAGGACTATTCACATGGCAGCAAGGGTTTGGTATTTTGCATGTTGATGGTAAGAATGTCACACCACAACTTGTACCAATCATCAACCAATCCTTTACTGTGGATGGGAAAACATTTAAGTGGTAGAAACTGAACACTATGAAGGTATGGTGGGTTCAATTGCTTATGAGTTCTCTCGTAAGTTTCACATGTGCGATGCAGATGACATCAGACAAGAGTTATGGATTTGGTTCCTAGAGCATCCTAACAAGGTTAAGACTTGGGAAGCATTAGACGGCAAGCAATCAGTTAAGTTAGTTGCTAGATCATTACGCAACGCTGCTAAGGATTACTGTCAGCGTGAGAAGGCTCGTGCTGTTGGTTACAAGGTAGATGATAACTATTACTATGACCGAGAGGTTGTTGAGTTGTTGCTACCTGCAGTACTTCGTAAGGACTTAGTTGCACCTGCTATGTCTGAACTAGGGTTCACTAAGGCTAAGAAGGTTGCATCAGAGGGTGGCAATTGGTTTGCCATGATGGCAGATATTGACAGAGCACTGTCTCGTCTGACGCAAGAACAACTGAGCATCATCTATCTTCGCTTCGGAGATGGGTGCGATAACGCTAGCCTGGCAACAGAATTAGCCATCTCAGAAGATGCAGCGCGTATGCGCGTGAACAGAGCGATTAACAATCTATTGAATTTCCTTGGTGGCACTCGTCCACGCAAGGAACGAGACTACACGGAAGAGGAAACTAATGAGCGAACCAACGATGGACGAAGTGAAGATGACGTTCGAGACACTACAGAAGAAATTATCGGACAAGACTTGGACTGATGCTCAAGAGCCTGATTTTATTGATGCACTAAAGCGCATCGAGAATACCTTTCAACAGATGGGTTCTCAGATTTATATTTTCATCAGTTACTTTGAGCAGTATGTCACTGCGATACAGAACTCACCGATCTTTTCATCCAGCGACATTCAATCTGACGACAGTCAATCTAGTAGTCCAACACAAACTTCTCCTGCACCTGCCAACCGCGCTGAGAAGCGCGCACGCAAGACACCATTAGAAGTGGTGAATGATAAGAAATGATTTGCATGAAATGCAGAGCAGCAGGTACGGCTAACTCAGTTGGTGATGTATCCATAGCAGTATGGTTCCATGCAGAGTGTGAGTTCAAGGATTGTTGCTGTCAGCATAAGACAGGGAAATACATCAAGGCATAAAAAAAGCCCCCCACCCAATTAAGGATGAGGGGCTTCGAGTCTACCGCCTTCCACGAAAGCAGACTCAGTGTGCGATTATCGCACAGTTAGTAGTCGCGTACTATGTTAGCCACGCTTATTACAGATTGGGCTTCTAGTCGAAAGATAATGTAGTCAATGATACTTTGCTCGGTCATTGGCTCACTACCTGCTGCTTGATCTGTGACAGTAAGTGAGAAGGTGAAATTATTCATCTCCCCACATCCTATCAGGTTCACCGCAAGTGTCGTCAATCATGAGGTCACCGCAGTCTTCACACACTTCATCTTTCCCAAGTGCTATGTCATCATCTATTGGTGGTTCATAACCCATTACTGAGTTCCTTTCTGTGTATGTATTGCATCATTCTACCGCATGGACATTTCATTTCAACTACTCCATTAGGAAAGCCAAAATGGACAGTGTGAACCTCTATTAAGGTGTCACACTCATCAGGGTCGCAGACGAATGAATACACGATACTTGGTGTCATTTTTTTCCTTAGTGTAGCGATGGTGGATAAATAGGATACGCAACACAGTTGATAAGTTTAGAGCCGAACTCTAATGCCTTATCTACTGTCTCAAATACTCCATAGATAACGACTTCGCCATCATCTAATGTTGTACTTGTTACATAACCTGAGGGTGGTTGTTCGGTCATTTTATTTCCTTTCGGGTGTGCGATAATCGCACAGTTACATGGCTACCAATAGTAGCAATCCAACTGCGCTAAGTGAAATGAAAGCAGTCCAAAAGATAAGACTGACGGACTCCTTTACGCTCATAGTAAAGTAATCGTAATCATCATTATCCATTTTCGTTCCTCTCGTGTGGCACACTATAAACAGCAGACTCATAGGTATCTGTCCAATTAGTTGGAGTCAGATTCAGACCCTTCTGCATAGCGTGTCTTTCTAGTCTGTCCATACCCCCCCAAATCCCAGTGAGATTGAAGTATTGCAAAGCATAACTTCTACACTCGAACTTGGCAGGGCATACTGAACAGATTGAGCGAGCAAGTGTAGCCTCAGGAGTATGACTCCAGTTGCGACCACGCCCTGATAACTCTTGTGGATGCCACAGGTCAGGGTCGTACGCCTCATCAGCGCACAACGCCTTCTCTGTGAACATTGGGATGTGATTGTCAAACATCTGCATCTCCGTTACTGTGCGATAATCCCACACCTAGTAACTTATCCCATGCACAGGATTGACAGTAGTTACGCTCTGCTAGATCGTGCGCCTCGACAAGTAAGTCGAGGTCACACTTCCAGCAACGCGTATTTTTATAGTTGGTCATGCGTGACCTTCCATTGGTAGTTGTTGGGCAAGTTCAGCATAGTGCGTGGCTCGCACCATGAGTCTTGCGTGTTCGGTTGTATCTCCCTGCCTGAGTGCTTCTTCGGCATCATGCAGGAATAATTCGGCGCGTACGCCATAATAGAAGGGTGTTGGTGGCACAGGCTTGTGCTTAGGTTGATTACTCACCAGCCCCAACCACCTTGAACATCAGAGTTCCACCAGTTGCCACCCGTAGTAGAGTTGCTACCTTGATAGCATAGGCAATCGGTCTTGTAGACCATGCACATCCAGCAACTACCACAAGTAGGGCAGAAGTCTACTGCACTTTCATCTTGCGGTTGATCGAGTAGCACTGTGTCGCATACACCACACTCTGCCCAGAACTCCTCATCATCCTTAGAGAACAGAGAACTAAGTGGCTTGGATGAACGCCATGAAGTTTCATAACTAGATAGATAGCATGAGTCATTAGACCACCACACGCCAGAGGCATCTACCTTGCCCTTATTCTCGTGGATGAGGTAGCACTGATGCTTAGCGTCAGGGTCTACTGTGAGAATACAGACCTTAGAGCCTGATGTGAAATCTTCCATTAGGTTGAATACTTGGTCGTTATCTAGTGCAGTGACACCACCGATAGCAGGTAGCAAGTCCTCTGCAAAGATACGCGTGTCGCTACGCAGATCACCT